CAGCCGCGCTTCATGGCGGCGTAAGACTTCGCGCTCACGGTTGACTGCGACTTGGGGCGCGAGATCCCAAGACGCTTGCGACGGTTGATGTTGCCCACCAGCGAGTTCTTCGCCATGTCAGCAGCCCCATCTCTTCCTCGCGGCCTTGCCGCGCTCTCCGGTCCACGACCTCGACCTCGCACAGAACGACTTGTGCCTCGGGCTGTCCTTGTCCTTCGTCGGTGCCTGCAACTTCGAGCCCGTCGCACGGTTGTACCGCGCCCGGCCCTTCGCCGTCAGCCCAGCACCACGCGAAACGGGCAACTTCTCCCCCCGACCCACCGCCAGACTCGGCCCGCGCTTCCTAGCCATTGATGACCTCCTCGTGCTTCAGGATGCTTCCCAAGGTGTCCCCACCGTACATCGGCTCCTCCTCAACCGGGGCTCCCGCCTCGTCGCAGAGCATCAAGGCCCCCGCACACGCGATCACCCGGTCGCCGTGCGACTCCCTCGCACCGCTCGAATCGTCACGCCTCGACCCCGCCTCGATGCTGCCATCGTCCAGCACCACATATTCGAGCATCTCGTCGAGGCACTCGCCGCTCGGCACCACACACTCGCCCTGCGCGATGGCCCGGCTCAGCCCACCCAAGAGCGCCCGCTTCGCACGCTTCGTGCTTGTCCAGCCCACCCGCATCGTCCGGCGCTCGTCCTTCGTGCCGTCCACCCGCTGGCGGTAGATGTTGCGCCACCCCGCCCGCTCGAAGTCGTGGAACAACGACGCCCCGGGACCGTTCGTCTCCCAGCCGATCAGCGCCTCGCGCCGACCGCGCCACACCCGGCGCATCGCCTGCGCCACCTCCAAGGCAAGGTCGTAGGTCGGGATGTTCGGATCCACGAACTCCGCCACCACGCGCCGGGCCTGCGCGTCCATGACGCACGCCACCGCGTTCGCGCTGCCCGTGCCGTACGACGGGTCGAGGAACACCACATAGTCCGCCGTCCGCTCCGGCTCGCCCCACACGCGCCACCTGCCCTGCGGCGACGGCTCCAGCCTGCCCTTGACCACCTCGCACCGCCTCGGCTCGGCGGCGTTCTCGTCGCGGTGGTTCGTGATCGCCAGCGCCGAGAAGAACGACGCGCCGCTGCCGATGTTCTCGGCGAACACATTCTGCGCGAGGTCGATGCGGTCGCGGCGCGGCAACTGGTCCGCGAGCCACGGCGTCCACACATACCGCGCACCGACGAACCCCGTCACGCTGCCGTCGATGTCTTCGCGGTCCTCGCGGCCAGCGCCTTTCTCGGGGTGCTGCCAGTACATCAACTCGACCAGCCGTGGATCGCCGGAGGTCCGCGCCTTCGACACGAGCCGTGCGTACTCGGTGCCCGCGCCGATCGGCGTCGAGACGGCGATGCGGCACGATGTGGTGTCGGCGGCGGAGCGCCACGCGGCGTCCGCGTTGTCGAGCGCGGCGAACTCATCGAACACCACGAGCGTGCGGCGGTCGCCGCGCCCGATGTGTTCGGTGCTGGCCTGCCCGGTGATCGTCGCGCCGCTCTCGGGGTGGCGCAGCATCAGGTGCTGGCGGTACGCGCCGCCCTTCTTGAACTCGTCCGCCTTCGCAGGCAGCAGCCACCCGGGCTGAGAGGCGAGGAGGTAGTCGAGTTTCCAGTAGAGCGAGCCGGGGTCGCCCGTGCGATCGACGAGATCCTCGACACGCGACACCATGAGCGCCTGCCATGCGTGGAACTGCCAGCCCCACAGCGCGACGGCGGAGAGGAGCCACGATGCGCCCATGTCTCTCGTCTTGCGGACGATGACATCGCGGCCCTCGCGGACGCACTCGATGATCGAGTCGGCGGCGGCGACCTGACACGGCCACAGGACGAACGGCGTGTGCGGGTACTCGACCGGGCGCTCGCGTCCGTCGAGCGCGATCTCCTTGATGCGGTATGTCCACGCGCACGACTCGCACCACAGCGCGAAGTCCGATGCGAACGCGGCGCGTAGATGCGGCTGCTCTTTCGCGGTCGCGCCGTACACGCGCTCGCGCAGCGCCCTGATCCGCTCGTGTTCAGTTGGTGGTGGGTGCGATGCGGCCACGCGCACCCCACTCGGCGAGGAAGCGGCTGCCCTGCGTGGACTCGCCGCTCTCGATCCTGATCGCGCCGCCGTTGGCCCCGGTGTGTTCGAGCGACACGCGCTCGCGGTACTTGTGCGGCTTCAGCGCCTTCAGCCGGAAGATCAGCAGCGTCATCGCGCTGCGGTCCATCTGCCGAGCGCCGCTGATCGCCTGCTCGGCAATCTTCTCCAGCCGATCGCCGATGTCGCGATCGAGTGCTTCGAGCCGGGCGTGAAACTCGGGATCGCTGCGCCACCGGGACGGCGTGGTGGTCGCGACCCCGGCCATCGCACACGCCGTGTCCCAGCCGTTCTCGACCAGCGCCGAGAGGAAGACCTCTTTAGCGTGTGCAATTTCCCCCGCTGCGCTCTTGGGAGGACGCCCCGGCCCTCTCCGCTTCAGCGGGCTGGCTGGCTGTGCTGGGCTGGTCTCGGCCATGCCGGGCTGCATACCACGATTCTGGAGAAATCTTGGAATTCCGTTGGAAAGTTGGGGTTGCACGGTGGCGCATCCCGATCTATGCTTGTGGTGCATTGTGGTGGAGTCACCACAGCACTCACCCCTGACCGAGGACACAACCATGACCAAGACCACCATCAGCCTGATCGTCAACGGCACCAAGGTCTACGCCCGCAAGACCACGGGCCGACCCTACACACACGCCATCGTGGCGCGGTTCGCCGACAACACCTACCGCATCAGCAACTGCTCCAGCAAGGGCGCGGAGGCGCTGCACCGCGAGATCGCGAACCGCCGAGCGCACAAGTGGATCCTTCCCGAGGGTGCGATCCGCAGCGAGTGCCTGTACGCCGTGGAGCAAATCGTCCTTCCGATCATCGACAACACCGTGACGCTCAACGCCTGACACCACACACACCACACACCACGAGGAGACACCATGAACTCACTCACGCTCAACCTGACCACCGACACGCGCCTCGAAGTGACCGCGACCTTCGAGCCCTCGCGCATGATCATCGTCGCCCGCCGGGACGGGATGGCGACGGTCACCCGGGAGGAGGCTTGGGGCCGCGTCAACGCCGAGCGGGCGCTCGCCGACATGACCGCGAAGGCCGCCCGCATCAGCGCGGGTCCGGTGCCGACCGTCGCGCACGACCTCGCCCTCGAATCCATCCGCGAGGGGTTGGCCGCGCTGATCGACTCGGCGTTCGCCGGGTTCCACACCCAGCGGGTCGCCTCCGAATTGCGGGGCTGCATCATCGCGTCCCTGACCGTCACCGAGAACGCCTACAGCGCCTGACACACCACACACCACACGAGGAGACACACACCATGCCACGCACCACCAAACTCGACCGCCTCCGCGCCGAACGCACCAAGGCACTCGCCATGCTCAAGGCTTGCGAGGACGGCCATCGCCGTGCCGTTGCCGCCCTGCCCGAGACTGCCATGCTCGCCGAGGCCCGGCGCGAACACGAGGCCGCATCGATCGCCTTCATCCGCGAGCATGAGCGAGCCCAGCGCCGTGCCGAGGTCCGCACCGAGTACGCGGTGCGCGAGATCGACGCCGACGGGGACTCGCTCGACTGCTCGATGTTCTCTTCCCGGGAGGACGCCATCAGCCAAGCGACCCGGCTGCACGGGCGCAGCCCTTCCGATCACGCCGTGACCGTCGAGCGCGAGCGTGACGGCGACCGGAAGACCATTTGGCGTCGCGGCTCCGATGCCGCACTCGCCGCGTGGGAAGACGGTGGCAGCGAGGACGCCCACCGCGAATGGATCCGGGCGAATGACCGCACCGACTGACGGCGTGACCTGCGCCCACCCCGGCACCAGCCGGGGGACGCGCTCGCCATGTTGGCAAGCACCACACGCACCCCGTTCGAGGAGAACACCATGACTGCGACCATGACCCGCACCCTGACCGTCACCGTCCCCGCCCCGATCCAGCACGCCGCCACGGCCCCGGGCCACGGCGGGCGCTTCGCGCCGGAGGCCATCGCCCACTACTCGCGCCGGGGGCTCTCGGCGCTCGTGGCGACCTGTGGCCGGGCGCTCGCCTGCCTGCCCTGCGTGGCGTCCGAGCCGGATACCGGGGTGACCCTGCTCCCGGCGTCGGCGCTCCGCAAGTTGAAGCGCGGCAAGCGCGGCCCGGTGCCGTCGGTGACCGTGACCGACACGGGCGTCGTGACGCCGGACGGCGTGACCCACCCCCAGCCTGACGAGGCGTTCCCGCCCGTGTCCGATGCCATCCCGGCGCACCTCGGCAACCGGATCCCGGTCGCCTTCAACGCCGAGTTGCTCGCCAGTCTCGCCGCGTCCATCGGCGCGGTGGACGGAAAGGTGACGCTGTGGGTCGATCCCGGCAACCGCCAGCCCGCCGTGGTCGTGCCCAACGGGTCCGGCGGCATCGGCGTGATCATGCCATGCTCGTGCGATGACACCGCCGCCGCCCGCGAGGATGTCGGCGAGCGCCTCACCGAGGCCCGCGAGGTGACCCGCCGCGTCTGACACGCGCAACGCCCCACCTCCCGGCGCGAGCCGGGGGGACGGGGCGGGTCGCGTGACCCGCACCATTCACACCACACGAGGAGAACGCCATGAAGACTCTCAACGAACGCCAACACGACGCATTCCTCTCCGGCTACCGCGACTGCGCCGAGTGGTGCGGGTGCGTGGTCGGCAACGCCGACAACGAACACGCCACCCCGGGCTCGCTCGACCAGCCGTGGTCGGCGGCGGCGCTCGACGCCATGCGGGCCGACTGCGCCCGGTTCATCGCGGCCAACCGTACCGACCTCCATCAGGCGATCGCGCTCGGCAGGACATGGGAAAGCCTCGGCCACGACCTATTCCTCTCCCGCAACGGCCACGGGGCCGGGTTCCTCGACCGTGGGAGCGAGCCCGTGTGGCAGCGCCTCCAGCGGGCGGCGAAGGCGGAGGGGGAAGTGAACTTCACGATCGAGTCGGGTGAGATCGTCTCGGCCTGACACCACACCACACGAGGAGACCCAGC